CCATCACGTATAATCTTGCAGATGCTTTCTTGAGGAATACCAACAGCCGTCATTTGATCCACCAACCTACGCTCATCATCGGTTGGTTTGAATGATGGCTTAGTTACCATTGTTTTACCTTTGTTTGTGCGTTTTGTTTTCATTTTCTTTTATAGTGGGGAATTTCTATTTTATTATTACCAATATATCTATAACTTGCCGTTAATCTTTCATTAGCAATTGAATTTTTTAAAACACCTTTGTTTGACGTTTTCCCAACTCTGCTTGGTCTTCTAGTCATTACCCAAAGTTTGTTTTTTTTTAAAGCTCCTATTAATGCTGGTGTAGACGTTACTAATAAAAATTTATAGTTTTGTTCTAAATATATATTACCTATTTCCTCTAATAATTTACTACCTATTCCTATTCCTTGATAATCTGGTTTAACCACAAGTCTATGAACTCTTTTCATATTCTTTACTACAGGATGAGTAAAGTGCAAAACACTACACCAAGCTATCGGCATATTATTAATTTCTGCCACATATATATGTGCAGAATTATTATGTTTTGCGCTTAAATAGTGAAAGTTTTTAAACTCTGCCCATTCTTTTGATGTTCCTTTTCTAATGTTGACTGTGATGTTTGGTCTCCGAAGTCTCCCCCAAGTAAATGACATTTCATTTACATTGTATAGCCAATCTGGCTCTAACCATTCTACGATGTCATTGTGACAGCTAACAGCAATAAATTGTTTTTTGTTTTTTCTTATAAATTTTTGTATAGCTGCACATCCAATTTTTGCAACCTGTCTGTCCACAACACTTGTAAATTCATCGTATATAACAGGCGTTGTGCTTTCTAAAATTAATCTTGCTAGTTCCGCTCTCATTTTTTGACCAGTTGATAATATATTAAAAGGCTTTAACCAATCTGGTGGAGATGAAAACCCTATTTTGCTTAATGCTTCTGTAATTTCTTTAGGTGTAAAGTTTTTGTGAAAAGCATCTATAATAGATTTATTACCCCAATCAAAACCTTCAAAATATTTGTAGTGTTTGAAAACTTTTTTTGCAATTGTGGTTTTGCCTGTGCCAGATGATCCTATAATTAAACCTATATTCCACAATTTATTTTCAATTGGAATTTCAACGTCAAAATTTTTTGTTATTTTTTGAACATTGACATCAAACATTCCTTTAACTTTTGCAGTTCTAAAAGTATTTTCAATTGAGTTTTCAACTATAAACTTTGCACTCGGCATTTTAATCCCATTTCAATTAAATTTGTAAATGTGTTTTCTTGTGCATTTTCATTTTCACACTCTACAATAATATTGAATTTTTCTTCATAATTTTGCTCTATTAAATTTTCTGATTCTGTTTGATTTTGTGAAAAAATAATAGTTAATTCTCCTTTATCAAAACCTAACAACGATAAATCAAATCCCTCGTCTTTAAGATCACCCATTTCTAGGCTTAATAGCTCCATATCCCAACCAGCATTTAAAGCAAGTTTGTTGTCTGCAATGATGTAGGCTTTGCGCTGGCTATCACTTAAATGCGCCAGTTCAATTGTCGGCACTTCTTTTAAACCTAGCTTACGAGCAGCCAATGTTCTGCCATGCCCTGCAATTATGCCGTTATCACCATCCAATAATACAGGGTTGTTAAATCCAAACTCTTTTATGCTGGCGGCTATTTGTGCCACTTGCTCTTCGCTGTGCGTTCTTGAGTTGCTGGCGTAGGGTATCAATTCATCAATGTTTGTTTGTTCAACTTTCATCGACAAAGTATCCATCTCTAATATCCTTTAAATATCCAGCCGCCTCGTATTTAATTATATCGCTATGCAAGTTGGGCAGAAATTTCATGTGTTTGTATTTTTCATAACTGCCATTTTTCCATGCTGGTATTATCTTAGTGCCAATATCATAGTCCCAGCCGACATCATTACCACTTCGCAGATGCACCTCAATGATCTTATCCCCTATTGTTTCGACATTCAAATATTTTTCTGTTGTGACGTTATGCAACCAATCAGGCAGTTCAATATCTGGCTTGGTTACTTCCCACTCAACAAACTTTGTTAAATTGTCTGTGCTTTCGTGCTTGCCAACCATAGCATGAAAAGCCACCCACTCGTTGCCCTCTTTGATAAAGTCAACGCTTTGGTGCTTGCCCTCAAACCACTCACACCAGAAATACCCTGGGGGTATATGCTTATGATTGATTAAATCTTCTGCGTCCTTGTAACGATCAAAATGTTTTTTGACTGCACCTATACCCATGCCGTACAGATTATAAACAGGGCGTACAATATAATCACCTGATTTTTTTACAGGAACACAAGCTGGGCCAGCCTCATAGCCTAACTCTAAGGCCAGCTCCAACTTGTTATATATCCAGCGATATTGTGGGTAGGCTTCCCACGCTTGATAATCTTCCTCAACCATTAAAATGGTATATGGTCATCAGTTGACGCATCCCTCTGTGCAATACCATTTTTTTCAAATGGCGGCATCATTGAGATAAAAACCTCAACCTGACCATTGTCGTTTAATTGTGGCAAGGGCAACGCTTCTAGCTGTATGTTGAAGCCTGTACCATTCTTTTGCGGAAATGCCACACCTACTTTTGTCCAAAAAACTTTTCCATCTTTACCCTTGCGAGGTGTCTTCAACTCATAACGATCTGTCATCTTATTCTCCTTTTTTAATTATTGCGGTTATACTTAAATTGTTCTTTTTTTGCATCTTCTAACAGTTGTTCATCTGTCATCTTGTTTGGATTTTTAACCTCATAAGGTTTTCTTTCTCGCAACAATGGGGTGGTGTTCTTCCATTGGTTTGTTACCTTATCATACGGCATCTATTGCATCCTTTAATCTCAATCTGCTTCTACCCCAGTATTCAAGCTCGTCATACAACTCAGCCCATGCAGGAAAAAACTTGCTATCCCTTGCAGCATTTGCCAGCACATACTTCACAACGTCAGCAGGGTAATCAGCCAGCTTGGTGACGTAGGCTTGCACAAAAGTCTTTGTATCTATCTCGCCATTGTCCCTGCGCTTGGTTAATGCCGCCAAGGTAGTAAGCTCGTGGCTCATCTCCTTTGCCGTTAGTGGCAGACATTGCTTGGCAACAAAATCTTTAAGCTCATCTGTCAACTCACCAACCTCATAGCCAATCGGCTCATGTGCCCCGTCGCTCCATTTCAGCGATAGTGTCGTATGCAATCTCACCAAATCCTCTGCGGCCATCGTCACTGCTAGTGGATTTACGTTTTTCGAGAATTGCTTTGCGTGTGATTGAAGATCGTAACCAGTTATAGAAACTTCTGTCCCAGCCTGTTTTGGTTTTAAGTTTGCCTTCACCAATCCAGTAGTCTTTGAATCCGATTGATGCCCATTCGATTTCTTGTGCGGTGTATCCTTCACTTGCACCAACTTCGTGGCTTCTGCCGTTAAATTTCCAATCGTCTTCCATTCTTTGTTTTTTTCCATTATTTGGTTTCCTCGTTTCTAATAAAGATACGCTAGTATCTTTATCTATGGTTGGTGGTTGGTGGTTGGTAGTTAGCTTTTCATTAAATAAACCTTCTGGTTTTGCTAAACCTTTGTTTTTATTAGAAGGCCGTCCACCTAACTTACCATTTGCCTGTGCTTTCGCTATCCTTTCGTCTGTCTTATCTATCTCATTGGCGCACCTTTCGACCCAAATAACCCCATCTTTGCGCTGTATTTTACCTCTGCTTTCAAGCTCCTCAAGTATCTTTCTGATGGTTCTGGGGTGCGCTCCAGCCATGATATTGCCAAGCCATTTTGGGTCATCATCTATTGGTGCGCTCTTGCTATAAATCAATGAGCATATCATCCAATAGACCCCAGATTGTTCTGGCGTTAATTGACCACTTACGCCAGCTATGTATTCATCTGGGTAAAAATCTATGTGCCTAATTTTTGCTGTCATATAAATCTGTCCTTTTGTACCTGTCCTAGAAAAGTTGTGGCGGGCTGGACAGATGAAGGGCCACAATGGAGATCAAGCCAATGTTTTTTTCACCACATTTATATTTTAACCTATCACAAACTTTGTTTCAATATTTTATATACAATCTCATTTCTTCCACGGCGGTTAGGTCTTCGCTCTCCAGTGTCTACAGCAATCCCAGCGTTTCTTAACTCTGTTAGCCTTGGGCGCAAACTATAAGGATTGATGTCATCACCAAAATCATAGGCAATCATTTCGTCAGGTGTGCGACCTCTGTCACCATGCAAAGCTAACGTGTCATAAACTTTTCGCCTTAATCCTGTCAAATTGTGAACAGTGATATAAGCAGCCGCTTCTTTGCTTGTGTCAGTCTTTCCAGGAGCTGCTGGTGGCAAGTCAAATAAATCTATCATAAATTTCATCCTCTTTTAAAATTTGATATTGATGCTCTGCTTCCTGAGTACAAAAGTGGCAAGCATCTACTCCACCAATGTTTGTTCGTACCACCTCATAATCTTTACAATATTGATTGCGCTTGCGTGTAATCCTTTGCACAGGCACGGCCACTACTCTCTTATCGCCACATACTCGACAAACCATTGGCATCCTCTTTTGAAAACAAATCTTTATTATTAACAATAATTTTTTTCATATTTCTGTTATATTCAGCAAATGGTATTTTTCGCCAAACCCACCCATTACACCACCTAGCAACATCTTTAAGACATTGCGCTGTCCAATCATATCTAACCCAAGGTTTTTTATCTAAAGCATTTAATTTCATTACAGGCTGCACATAAGGCTCACCACCCCAACTAATCACACGATAAATTCGATCCATACAACTTTCAAACGGCTCGTTTCCGATTAAAACGTAAACTCGTTTCTTGCTTCTTGGTACATTTTTTAACATCTTCATAACTCGTTCAACGTGTGGCCCATCTCCTTGATCGTCATAAGCAAAACGCCACGGCCCTTTATTTATTTTTTCCCATCGCTTATATACTTCTTCATCAAATGTTCTAGGTTCAAAACCACTATTAGCGTCAAGTAATGGCACGTCAGTTTTTTTATATCTTGATACTATATGATTTTGATAATCACTAGACAAAGCTGATAAATTATTGTCACAAAGTACAGGTCTAACTATAAAATTTTCTATTTCTGTAAATGTCCTTCCTTCCATTGCTGGTACGATACAAAACCAACATCCAACAGGGCATCCTCGACTAGCAAACGTAGCCATTGGATTGTGTTTTTTAACAGCGTCTGGGTAACTGCCACCAGTTTTTGCTACGCCATCAAAATAATTTTTATGTGTAAATATTGCAGGGCCACCAACTCGCACTTTAAAACCTTGCGCCTTATACCAAATAGCTTTTGAGTATGATTTTGGCAAAAACCAAGTGAAAGCTACTGAAATAAATGCGGTGTCATCTTCAACCCATTCTGAAACACCTTTAATCCATTCGCCCTTTGTGTACTTCATTAGCTGCCACCAATTTCTGTAATTTTAATGTTGTGGATAGCCTCCACCAATTTCTTTTTTAATTTATATACTGGCGTTTTAACACCCTTCACATCTTCAGTTACTTGCTTGCCTCGTTCCAAATACATAAAGTCAGCAACGTAAGTGCAAATTTTTACATCTGCCACCACACAATCAAAGCGTGGTTGCAAAATCAGATTAGATATAACGCCAGCTTCAGCAAGTAACTTTAGCTCAGAGTAGCGTTTAGCCTCTGCCTTTGATGCAAAGGTGATCCCATCTAGGGTTGTTTTCACAGCGTTATACTTGTGGCGTTTCATGGCTGCCTACCAAATACGTCAGGGCGTAACTTGTGGCGAGAGATGCCTGTAATAGCTTCAACTGCTATGCAACGATCTGCTGGTATCTTCTTCCAGCCAGACACAGATGGTTGAGATATTTTCAATAAGTCTGCAAGTGCTTTCGCACCGCCAGCTTGCTTCAAGGCTTTAGCTGTAATTTCATTTCGTTCAATCATACCCTTACCAATTCCATGCCATAATTATTTACGCCTTCTTTAACAATTGTTCCTGCACTTCGTTTTAATTTATTTCTTTTAAAAGGTGAGTAATCAACTTGATGATGCCACCGATCAAACTTCCAGACAACTCTAGCAACGTCTGGGTGTTGCCTTGCTAAACTTTCAGCAAATTCTTTTCGCTCATCACCTGTATTATAAATCGTGTCTGTATTGCCACCCTTCATTGTCATCGTTGTCGCTTTGTCTGCTAAAAACGCATTAAATTGAATAGTACACCAACCATCTTTTAAGGCTCTTAAACAAATGTCTGTATCTTCATTGTATCGCCCACGCCAACGATAAGGCATTGCATTGTTAATCAGCGTTGTTGAATAGACCCGTGTATTTAATGTATATGGCTGTGAGGTTTCGCTTCTATCTGCTGCAAAACCAACATAATTAAAACCACTAAATGCTACATTGGTGTAACGATCGGTAAAGTCTTCAGCGCATTTAAAAATTGTCCCACTGCCTACTGGTATTCTTCGATTTAAATTAAGGCGTAGAAAATTCACAATATTGTCATCTATTAGCCAGTGCTTTTCCCAACCTTCTTTTATTGAATGTTCCCAAATCCAGTTCCTTACAGGTATTGACCCCTGCCCTAATTCGCTAAAATTATCAGGAAGCGTTAAAATTTTTTGTGCGCTTATAACTCTCGCATATTCTTTATATTCGTCAGGCTCAACCACTACTCGAAAGGGGACGTTTTTCTTTTCAAGCGTTTTTATTGTTAAACGACTTTCCCAACGCCCTTTTGATAAAATATATATTGGATATTCTGGGTTCATTTTTTTTGATCTACATATAAAAAATTTTTAGGTGCGACATATCCCTCTTGTTGTGGATACCACAGACTTGCTGTTTTACTTGTTATTGTCTGTTTTATTAATTCTGCAAACTGTTTAACATCTTCTTGGCTTTGAAAACTAATTGTTATTTTTTGAAATGGCTCTGTGTTTCCCATTACAAACTCTGGCATAGATTGCCATTCTTTTTCCCAATCTTTCGTTGCGCCCATAGCATCTAATAAGTTGGGCTGTTCATTAAATTCAATTTTTTCTAATAGCTCTTCTTTAGCTGTCTGTTTATTGTTAGTCATAATTATGCTCAATATTTGATTTAATCCACAATTGTGGCTTGTTGTTCCATAACCCTGTTTTAACAGATACATACCCTGAGTTTCTTATTGCTTTATTAAATTTTCTGCTTGCTACACTTTGATCGTAACATTCAATAGAAAAATTATCAGGGTTCTTTTGTTTGTATGTAATAAAATGCCCTACAGATTTAGTATTAAATGAATTAGCTAAGAACAAACATTTTGGCTTTAGCGTTTCAATAACTTCTTTAACATTATCTACAGCATCCTCTATATGTTCAAAGTATTCAGAGGCAAAAACTAAATCTATTTTTTTATTTATATCTTTAACTTTTTCTCTAATCTTAAAATCATATATGCTGCCCATTTGTGAACAGAAACTATATTGTTTTGTTGTAGCTAAATTTGTCCCATACACCTCAGCATCAAGAAAAATTTGTTTAAGCATAGCTGTTGAATACCCAATGCCACACCCTAAATCTACAATGGACGTTATGTTGTTTTTTAAAAAATTATATATACTTTTATTTTTTTTGGCCGACAAAACATAATTTCGGCTATATAAGCTCCAACACGCCCAGAGGTCTGTAAAATAATATTCATCATCATAAACTGAATAGTCATATGTTTCATACCATTTGTCCTGTATTTTTTTTACATAATCAGGAGCCTCTGTTTTATTTTTGTAAAATGCAAAAGTCTGTTTAATCAATGTTTTTGATTTTTCAATATCTATCTTATGCAAAGAATTATAGTCTGCAAGAAACCCTTCAAGCAACTCTGTTGGTTTTAATTTCAATAAATTTACTTGTTTATTGTTGCTCATGTTTATAGCCAATCAATATAATCAACATTACAGTCAATTTCTTTATACGGGATAAATTCATCTGCTGATAAAGAAGTCTTATCTGATACTGCTACATCAATATGTTCTTTTAACTTTTTAAAAATATCGTCAGCATTATCTTCTTTACTGATCGAGGCTTTGTTTTTTTCTATAAAGCTCGTCACCCCATGATCGTTTATGTAATCTTGCACATAATCCTTCCATGCTGTTGGATCACCATCTACAACATTTTCGCAATAACCTGCTTCGACAACTTCTTTTTTTGTTACTGTTACCTTTAGCTGACGCTCAAAAGCTAGTTCAAATTTATATGTTTGAGTTGTGGTAATATTAAATTCCATTTCGATACTCTTTCAGATGCTCTATCACCAGTTGCGTTAAATCTTTTGTATTGCAACTAAGCGGATGAACCATAATGCTTTCGACAGGCTCTGTTTCTATCGGTGTAGCAGACATATCAAACCAGACGTACCCATCACCTCGAACAGCTTCTACCTTAAGATTAGGAAAAGTTGCTTTTATTGTTTTGTTGACTTGCTTAAAATTTGCCATGTCTGTCCTCGTTGTTTTTACTATCCATCTATTATTCACAAAAAAAAAGTATAGGCAAGCCCTTTTTTTTCTTGCAATAGGTTTTTAGATGTGCATAATCAACATTAGGAAACAAAAACGAGGAACACGATTATGACACTTTCAGAAGCCAAAAAAATAGCC